CCACCTTCTTGTCGCCGATGGTTTCCTCGGCGTTCCCGTAGGCTTCGATCACGGCGGCCCTGGCGATGGCTTCGGCGTTCTTCTTGTTCTCGTCGATCATGCCCTCGATCTTGTCCTTGTACTTGTCCCCGAACTTTTCGTTGACGTACCTGGCGATCTCTGCGTTCTTCTCGTCCGTCTCGTTACGCATCTTGTCGGCGAATCCGCACGACTTGGCGATGTCGGTTATCTTGGCCGCACCGTTCGAGATGGCGTTACCGACGGTTTCGATGGCTTCGTTCAGTTCCATCTTTCGTCCTCCGTTTGATTTACGTTTCTCGTCTATGAGCTTTATCAGCTCCGTTGCCGTATCCGACAGTTCGTTCAGATCGGCGGTCGCGGCGCGGGACGCTATAGCGCGTAGCGCGGAACGATACACCTTTCCGTTCTTCCCGTAGGGATACTTATATCTCGCCTTCGTTTCCTCGCTCGCGGCCGTATCCTCGACCATGTGCCAGGAAGCGTAATTGCCCCAGTCGTCTTTTTCTGAACCGAGCATCTTGTCGCCGTCGGCCGCGCTGAAACTCCACGAGGACGATGAATCGTAGTTGCCCGCCTCGATTAGCCGCTTTGCCTTCGCGACGCTCTTGCCCTGAACCTTGTCGCCCGAAGCGTTCGCGGCATTCACCACCTGGCTCATTGCCCCTGTTCCGTATTCTACCGCGTCGTTTCGTTCATACGCGACATGGCGTATGAAGTGCCGCCTCTCCTGCCCGTCCTCGTCGCGCCTGACGTTGTACTCGGGCTGGGTTACGAGCGAGAAGTGGACAATGTTCGCGCGGCAATCGCGAATGAATCCGTAGTTGTCCGTCGGGTCGCCTTTCTTGGGAATGTACATTTTGAAGTATGCGACGCCTGTTTTCTTGTCGGCGTTGTCAACCATGCTCCCGCCGATCATGTAAAAGTCAGACGATGGCCTAGAGGTAAACTCATGCCCTCGCTTGCTCCCGGGAATCGGGCGATTTTTGGTTACGTCGATAAAACTTTTGAAGAAACTTTTCTCGTATACGCCGCCAGCACCCTCGCATGGATACTCGATTGCCTCGATCTTGTAGTACGGCTCCTCGTCGTCACGCTGTATCTCGGAAAGCGCCTTGGCGTTCAACAGAATCGGAACGTCATCGATATTAGGCATCGGTATCGCGTTTTCTTCCAGTTTCTTGATGTTCAAGTACACTGGCTTCTCTAAGATTCTGTTCATGTCGGTATTATACCACTCCTTTGCGTTTAACGCAATCTTTTCTGTTTTACGCAGTTATGCCGCTATAACGTCATATTGTCCTGACCATTCCTCTATTCTGCGCGCTCCTGCTGTATCTTTCCCGTCAACGTAGTCTAGTAGCGATTCGATGAAAGCGTCGTGTTCCATTAGCTCTGGCTCGATTCGACAAAAGCAATTTGGGTGTGCAGTGTCTACAAGCTCTTGAACGCGCTCCTGGGTATACGGCCCTCCTGCGGCGCGGCTTGGACAATCGCAGTCCCAGTCCCCACGCGAAGCCACCATCACCCATCGCCACTTCCCCGTTGTCCCTGGATTCGCCGCTCCGCTCCGTATATCTGCGTTACGTATAGTGTTGAATATCTCCGTGCGCACCAGTCTCTGCGTTCTGTAATCTGCGCCACCTCTCCCGATACGTTTCCGGTAGTCGCTCATCCCTGGTTCCATCTCTCCCCATCTCCCAAGGATGATACCTTCATCCCCGCTTTCCAGATATTCTTCTAGCAGTCTTGCAATCTTCACTGGGTCTGTCCCTCGCGCAAACTCGGCTTCTACTACAGCTTTCAGTTTGTCGCTGAACCCCTCTACTGCGTTCCAAACCGCTTCTGACAGATTGTACTTCGTGGAGTTTCTAAAAACAAAAGCAGTGCGCCTGTTCCTCTCGGTCGCTTTACGCGCGATCCGGTCAAATGCTTCTTTAAGTCCGCTAAACTCTACCCCGGCTTCCTTCCCTGCGTCCGTGATATAGTCTGCGTCTACAGATACAACACGTCGCGCCATCTTTAGGCTCGCCCCGGAAACAATCGCGGTCAACTTCTCTACGCACTCACGCTTGTCTATCACTCCGTCAATCCGCGCGATGCTTTCTTCCGACAGCTTTCCCTTCGGTAATTTCACGACGACACGGTTCACCTTCTCAAGCTGTCGGCGATACATACGACGAGCCTCGGCTGTCCTTGCCATTGTCTCCTTCAATCCCGCATTTCGTACCGCCGCCTTCTTTCGGCTATACTCACTCCTCGTCATTGCTTCCAGTCTGCCCGTACATATCGGTTCGCGCGAAGGCCGCGTGTTTAGCCATGTCCTTGATTCCTGCCGTAAACGCTGATATGTCCGTCTCTGGTAGATCGGGGAAGAACATTCGCCAGAAGTACAGCACGTCCTCTTTCGTCCCTCCGGCATTGGTTACGATCTGTGAGATAGCCGCCGAAGCGTTCGCCAGTATCTGCGACTTAACAAGCGTGGAAACCATCTCGAAACGTCCCCATCCCATCGTTACAGCGCCGTACCTTGTCTGCTCTACGAATGAGAGTATCCGCAACGAGTCGTTGAAAAGCCGCTCGTAGGGGCGCGAATCCTCATCACGGAGCGCGGCTATGTACTGGCTCGCCAGATCACGGTGAGAGTCTACCGACGCCTCGTTTCCGGTTGCTAGGGTTCCCCAGAATATCTCCGGCACCTCGGAGCCTATCACGATCTTATGCGTAAGCTCCTTGATCGCGTCCGAATGGGGCTTGGTTGCGTCTGACGGCAAATAAGTTATATCAATCGTGTCGTCTTTCTCTCCGATATAAAGTCGAGACTCGAATACCGTATCGTTGGCGTGAAGTATGTCCGTAAGCCCGTTATTATCAAGCCAGCTCTTAACGCTTGTCGTTTTTATATTTAATTTCGGGTTGAAGTCTGCAAGTATCTGCGCCCGCTTTAGCTCGATCTCATGTAGAGCGCGATATGATCTCATGTTCCTCGCAAGAACGGAATGGCCTCGATGCTCATTCTCTCCGCAGTCTCGCCCGAACGGAATTGGCATCGTCCCGAATACGTTCCTGCCAGTGTACGAAAGATTCGTCCCTCGTGCGTTCGCGTCCCCTTCCCACTTAACCGTTACCTGTTCCCGAGTTATCTTCCTCCTACGCTCAACATAAGCCGCCTTGTTTTCTCCAACGGCTATTTTGAAGCGATCGTGCGTATAGATGGCGTTTATCTCGCCGCTCAAGGTATCGACCTCTATATCGCAAATTGAAGCGTCCGGTATTGCCTCCCAAACAAGCGCCATGTTTTTGCTATCGTACCAGGCCCAACGCCAGGCCGTTCCATAGGCGCACTTGGTTCTCTCGATGATCGGAAAATCCTCTTTCTTCTCATCAATAAGCTGTTTTATTCTTTCCTTGGTTTTCTCGTCATTCGCGGTAGGGGTTGGGATCGAAACAAGGTTTACAGGGACGTTGACGGGAGTTACCGCAAGCGGAGAGGCAAACTGTAGGCCCTCATTCGTTCCGCGATATAACCCCGTTATCAGCTTTTCGTTTATCGGCATTCCACCCGTATTGTCCCTTTCATACGGGCGCAATGGCTGGGTTCTCGATACATCGTTGTCCCTGGTTCGCCTGGCGAAGAACTCGCGGAAACTGGTTATAAGTCCCATGTATTCACCTCTAGTGCGGTATTATACCACGGTTTGCGCTATTCTGTCAGTTCCTTGCGCGGAGCGCGGCCATTTGTGCGCGTATGTCATCGTCTACGATTTTCTTCGGCCTATAGTAGGCCATTATTAGCGCGTCGGCTTTATCGGGCGACTTTCCTCCGTTCCGCTTCTTGTACGCATCTTTCGGCTCGATTATTTTTCGCCCCTTGCTGTCATACCCATATCGCCTATCGGTTAGCTGTACCAGTAGCTCTTTATCATTCGGAATGTCGGCTTCCTTGACGGGAAACTCAAACCACATTTCAGTCGCTAGGTTTGCATATTCGTCCGGCTTGCTCGGGCGACCGCCGAACTGTATTTCCGTAACGTCTGCCCCTCGTCCGCGCATAACATCTATCACACCTGGGTTATAACCGCCGTCGATGTTGTACTTTATATCTATCCCGCCAATCTCCCACGCCTTATTTGCTATCTGTACGGTATCAAACCCGGTCATTGTTTCCCCTGCAATAACCTTTAACCCTTTTCGCCGATATATCTGCGTCGAGTCGCTTCCAAACCGCGCTACGTCTACTCCTATAGCATCGTCTCCTTCGGGGTTTTCGATTTTCCTTTCCATGGCCGCGAGTACATCAAGACGGTTCATAACAGCATTTGCGCCCTGCTTTCTCGGCAATCCTTCCCATATATGTGCGGCTTCGTCTGGGTCGCGGGCATAATCAGCCGCGCGCTTTTCTGGTAGCGATGAAAGATCAAACCATGGATTGTCTATATTCCCAGGCTCTAACGCAAGTATACAACTATTCGGCCTTTCGTTTAGCACAAATATATCATAGCATGGGTCTATCTCAAGCACACGGTTAAACAACACCCCCACCTCGACCTTTGCCTTTCGCATCGACGGTAGGACAGTATTCCATGCCTTATATCCAATGCCGTGCGCTTCCTCGCAGATCAGAATGTCTACGTCCTGTAGTGATCGAAAGTTGTCCGCGGTAAGATCAGATAGACCTCGAAACGAAATCCGCGAGCCATTTTTCGTGTTTTCGATGTACTTATTAGTTATTCGCCATCCTGAATATCCAAGGGTTTGGATTTTCTTCTTTACCGCTTCAAAGGATGACAGATCGATGGTGTTTTGTATCTCTCGGGTGATTATGATATTCACCCTATTACCGAAATACTGCGGATTCTCCCCGAATTGCACCGCAAGAGACATTGCAGATTCGGTCTTGGCTCCAGCCCCGCGCCCGCCATAGGCGATCTTATAGGCATACGGCTTGCGCCACTCATTAAACTTCGGCGCTACTTCCTCCCTGGAAAGCTGTTCAATAATACCTACCCAATCTTCTTCACTTAGCTCTGTTTCTATGCTTTTCAAGCCATTCCTCGGCAAGTTTCTTTCTTTCATCATAACTTAATGCTTTTATACTTTCGTTTAATACTTCTGTTTTGTTTAGAGTCTCTACATCTGCGGTTACATCTATTCGATCAGTCCATTTGAATCTGTTCATCATATTCATTCGCCACATAGGAGGGTTCACCTTCGCGCCAGCGGCCCCCGCCCTGCCTAATCTCTGCCACCAAGCCTCCGAATACATCAAACCTAGTGCATAGGCGTCGGAAAACTCTTTATGTTTACCACACCACTCATAAAAAGTATCCTTGTGTATGCCAAGCTCTACGCATACCTCTATTACCGATTGTCCGTCTTTGAATAAATCTGGGAGAATGTCAGCGTATGACGGATCGTATATTGTCGGCCTTCCTCCTGGGTGTTTTTTTTCTTTTTTCTGTCCCATTTTCTCCCTCTCTCGCAATCCTGTTTATTAAATATACTACCTTTTTTCGCTTTTTGCTACCTAGCAATAAAAAACGGCTATATGTTTTTAATTATAGCCGTTTCTTTTCTGCCTTACTCGCTTGGTTTTTTGGTTTTCCGTGCTATGCTCCCTGGTCATTGTCGGACCACAACTGAACCGCTTCCCCAAGTTTCTCCTTTACAGCCGCTGATAACTCCATAACTACCCCCTTCCTAGAGATTATCTACCATGTCGTCAAACAGGCCCTTTTGCCTGTTTTTTAATGCGTTGTATTCGTCTTTGAAAAAATCTTTTTTAGTTTTCCCGGCCCGCCTTCCCTCCGATGTATGAATATCGAAAACGTAATCGGGTATTTTTTTTGGAGCCGCGTTTTCTAGTTCTATCTCCTTAACCGTCCCTGCGGTAAGCTCGGGGTCAGTCATTAAAAAATTGGTAAAGTGGTCTGCGTCTCTGCACTTCCCAACCTTGAGAAGAATTGTTACAGCCTTACCCAAGAATACCCGCGTTTTTTTTTCGTATTTTTTCTTCGCGCTATTCACAATTTTATCCGATCTATAAAGGGCTTCGATTTCCATAGTTACCAGGCCGTCGCAGTCCTCGGCGCTTATAACCAATGTGCGCTTCCATAGGTATTCCGGGTATCTATCCCATATCTCGCAAGCCGCAAACCCGGCAAGTTTGGCGTCCCCTCGCCTAATCGCCTTTTGATATAAAGAAGCAATCGTCAATAAAGGATAACCGCTTTTCGTAAGTAGCTCCATATTTCATATCTCCTTATACCATAAGTATAAGACAGATTTTTTATTATGTCTAGCTTTTTTTACCTTTTATATCCTAATTTAATTACGTTTCTTTTCACGTCGCGGTCGAAGTTTTTGCCCCATTTTTGTTTCATTATCTCATCGGCTAGCTCTAGTTTGTTTTCTGTTTTGTTTACGTTATTCCCGCCTTTGTTCGTGTCTCTTTTTTGCTCAATACCAATATAACTTGCTATAAAAGCTATTCTGTTTTTCAGCGTTTCCTGTAGTAGAAAATCTGCATCACATCTTGAAAACAACCTTTCGTCGTATTTTGATTTAATGTATTCCTTGTTAAAACCTACTATCCCTCCCGGCACTCCTTTGAAGGTATAGGGAGCGTTGTACTGCCGTGTATCAAGTGTTGGTTTAACGCTCCAAAATCCTAATCGCAGATCATCCAAAATGCTAAACATTTTAATTATTTCAATAGCGAACTCATCTTTCGTCATTTCAATATAATTCTCTTTGCTCTGATAGGCTACTTTTGTTATATCGTCGTCGCACTGTAAAATCAATTTCGCCTTGCTCGTGTCTATTATCTTCTGCCTTACTTTTGAAAGGCTGTTTATTTCATCGTCAGGAAACACCAACAAATCGTATCCGCTATAGTCTTGGGCCTCGCTCTCTCTAACTACTAATTTATAATCACCGTCATGGAATAGCCCGGCAGAATACACCTCGCCTGCTCTCCCAGTCGTCGGTATATAAACTTCAATCCCGTATTGCTTCAATCTCATCATACCAAACTGCCCTTGCCTTAACTAACTTTTTCTTGTA